GTGGATGGACAACAACCGCAGCAACCAATTTTAATAACTTGTTATCGGGCGCAACTTTATTCGATCAAGATTTAGGTTCATGGGATGTTACAAACGTCACAGCCGCATCTAATATGTTAAATGGTGTGACTCTATCTACAGCTAACTACAACTCATTATTAGACGGGTGGGAGTCGCAATCTGTTCAAAACACAGTAACATTCCATGGTGGTAATTCAACATACTCAAGTGCAAATGGAGCAGAGGGGCGGTTCAATTTAGTAAATGACCATGCCTGGACGATTACGGACGGGGGATCTATTAATGAATTCACATTTGATGTTAAAACAGATAATGCAGGAACATCAACAAGTACTCAATTCACAATGCCTACTGTATCAGGTGGTTCATATGATTGTTTTGTAGAATGGAAGTCTACAGAGGGTAGCAGAATTACCACATATGATGATGCAGCATGGACACATGAGTTTACATCATCTTCAACATATACCGTTAGTATATATGGAACAATATCAGGAATAAAATTTAACAATGGTGGAGATAGGCTTAAGTTTTTATTGATTTCTCAATGGGGAACATTCATCCCAGCGGATCAAAACTCAATTTTCTATGGGTGTTCAAATTTAACAATAACGGCTACAGATGTATTTGATTTATCAACTACAACTAATTTACATGGATTATTTAGGGACTGTTCGTCAATAACAACTATTCCATCAATAGAAAGCTGGGATACTTCAGGATTGATAAATATTTTTAACTTATTTAATGGTGCAACAAACTTTAATGACGATGTATCCGGTTGGGATATCTCTTCAGCCACTAGTTTAGCAAGTATGTTTAAAAATGCTTCTTCTTTTGATCAAGATCTAGGTTCATGGGATGTTACAAGCATTACGAATGCATCCAATATGTTTAATGGGGTAACTTTATCTACAGTTAATTACAGTTCTATATTAACAGGATGGGAAGGGCAATCAGTACAAAACACAGTAACATTCCATGGTGGTAGCAGTCTATATTCCGCAGGTGCAGCAGCAACGGCAAGGGCTGACTTAGTTGCTGATCATACATGGACAATAACAGATGGAGGACAGGCATAATGGGACAAATAAAAAAACCTGAGAAAACAACATGGTTTATTACCTATGATGACAAAAAAAAATATTTTGCGTACGGGGTGGTAAATAAAAGCCAGAGGATGGATACAGGCTTAAACAACATAGAGTATTTTTATAACGAAAATGAATATTTAAAAAGATGTGAAGAATTAGATATCAATTTAAATAAAGATGAGGAGGTATAAATTATGCCTGGAATTCAAGGCCAGTATGATCAACCTAAAAAAATATATTTTGGCTCTGTTGATACAAGCTTTGTAACAGGTGATAGCCCTATAACTTTAGATATAAATGCAACTCTGATACGAAATAGTGTTGATGGATATATCATTAATGATGGTCCTGGCGATTTTACAGTTAATTTAAGTAATGATGGAATAACTTTTGGTCAAGATATACGATTAAAACAAGCAGAGACATTTAGTTTAAAATCAATTGATATAGATAGTATTAAAATAACATGGATAGCAGATAGTGCTTATAGGGTGTTTGCTGTATGAGTTATAACTATTTTCTTAATAAGCAACCACAAATAAAAGAGCTTTTCTCTACCGTTAGATTATCTGTTAGGCCTGAAAACGAGGTTTTTCAAGTTAAAGAAGAATTCGTTATTTCAACATCTGGATCAAGCGTTGTTCCAAGAAATTATATTTTACCAAAAAATTCATTAACTGGAAAAACAGATATAAAGATATCAGCTGATACTGATACAAATAATATGGGAATATCTGGTGGATTTGATCTTTTATTAATGGATGCTTAAGGAGTAAATTATGGGAAGTACATTATCTACAATTAGAAGTTTATTAGAAAATCAAATTGATGTGGGAGAAACCTCTTTAACTACAGATCCTACTAATACAATATTAAATACATATATTAATAATTCTATTCGTAAAATTGTAAGAAAGGATAAACCAAGAGAGTTATTATCAGCAACTGTGCAAACAGCGGATATTACAATTAATACAAATACGGTATCAATGCCAACAGGAATTTTTTATCCTGACACTGTTTACTATAAATATAATTCAGGAACCATTTTTGAGTTGCTTCAATTAGATATGAAAAAAATGATTGAAAGAGAAACACCTACAAGTTTCTTTAAAACAACAAATACAGGAAACCCTAATTATTATGATGTTCGTGGTACGTCTTTAATATTTAATAAATATTTTAGCAGAACTGAAGTGCAAGCTATTAAAATATTTGGTCTTTCATTTCCTACAACCCTATCAGAGGATTCTGATACAACTGAATTACCTATAGATTATGATTTATTAATTGCTTATGAAGCGAGTGTTTTATATTACCAAAAAGATGATGATTCGGAGAATATGCAGAAATATAGAGAACTTGCACGATTAGAAAGGAATGATTTAAGAATTGATTTAGATACGAATGATTCAAGTGCAGTTCAATTAGATCCTTATACCTTTGTCGGAACAGTTGGGAAACCTACTACTAACACAGATATATTTTTCGGGAGTTCTTAATGAGTAGTTTTGCTAGCATATCTATAGATAAGTTTAGAGGTTTAAATACAACTCGTGATGAGTTGTCACTTATTCCTGGCCAATTATCTTTAAACCAAAACTATTTATATATGGCTAGTGGTGGACTAAGAGAAAGAGGCGGAGGTGCAAAGCTTTCTGATCCTCCTTCCGCAGGGGCCGTTTTTTCACTGGCAAATTATATAAATGAGAATGGTACAGAATTTCTTATCACTAACCAAGGGACAGACGCCTATTATTATAGTTCTGGATGGAATGCCCTGTCTCTGACTCTAACTACTGGTAAAAAAACAAGATGGGCGCAAGCAGGAAAAGGATCTGCAACAGCACTTTACGGAGTAAATGAAAATGATTCTGTAATAAAGATTTCAGGAACAACACCTACTGGATCATCTGTTTCTAGTAGTCCAACAACATGTTTGGACTTAGTTAAACATAAAAATAGATTGTTCGCAGTTGATGAAAGTACATTATATTTTACTGAAATACTTGAATTTGATACATGGAATACAACAGCTAATACAATTGACATAGCGCCAGGACTAGATGGAAAGATTACAGCTATTGAGGTTTGGGGGGATGCATTATTTATAGCTAAAGAATTTGGGTGGTACGTATTGCCTAATGCCGGAGACCCAGTACCTAAAATTAATTGGTCAATATTAAGAGCGGATGCAGCAACAGGAACCAAAAGTACAGATACTGTTAGACGAACTAAAAATGGAATTTATTTTTTATCTTCAGATAATTTTATAAGAGTTCTATCTCCTAATATATCGTTCTCAAGCGGTGAATATACGTTAGGAGGTTCTGGAACACCTGTTATTTCAATACCTATAGAAAATGATTTAGAAGAATTATTAGATGATTCAGCTAAAGGAAATGCACAGGCAATTGTTCACGATGATCTTTATATTATTAGTTTTCAAACAACAAATAATAGCGGTTCTTTTAATGATGTCACTTATTTTGCAGATACAAATAAATTTATTCAATTTGAAGAAATACAGACATTACAGCCGTATTGGGGTGNGTTTGTCGGATTTGATTACGATTTTTTTTCACGTCAGGTAGGTTCAGGAGATGTGAAACTTTATGGTGCTAAAGGAACTGCAACTGTTGGTGAGGTTCATGAGACTTTAAATAACACCATACATAACGATAATTCAGGAGCTATCAAAAGCAGAGCTATTTTAGGTTGGTATCCAATTGGAGGAGAAAGCTTATATAAGAAAATGAAGCAAATCTATTTTGTTGGAGACACAGAGGATTGGGATTTAACAGTTAAAGTTGATGCTTACAAGTTTGGAGATCTCGTACCAAGTGTTGGACAAGGAACAACGTATTTATTTAGATCAAATGATAATTCAAAAGCTGTTGTTGGAATCGCTGTTGTTGGAACCGCTGTCTTAGGTGATTTAACAGTAGGATCAGGTAAATTTAGAACAAGTCTAAAAGGTCATATGTTCAGAGCTGATATGAGCAATCTTAGTGCAAATCAATTTACACGTATTGATAAATTAATCGTCTACTACAGACCAATAAAGAATAAATAGGAGACAAATATGGCAAGTGGAATAAGTGAAGTTAATGAAGAGTTTAAAAAGGTTAAAGCACCAACTTTGCCAACATCTCAACAACAAATAGCAAGTCAAGCTTTTGAATCATCTGTTAGCCCTTTAAGATCTGAGTTTCAAGAGAGATTGAAAGGAACTACTGAATCGTTAGCCCAAAAAGGAATATCTTTTGGCGGGGTTGGTGGAGAAGGTTTAAGAGATGTGTTTAAAGAACAACAAAGAGTTGAAGGTCAAATAGCATCTAGTTTAGGTTCTCAATTAGGTAAAAGTGCATTAGATCAAGCTTTTTCAGCATCAGAAGCAGCTAAAAATAGAATATTACAAAGAGACTTACAAAAAGCAGGATTTAAGTTCCAAAAAGGTGAAGCTCAACTAGGAAGAGAATTTACAGGAGAGGAATCGAGATTAGGGAGACAGTTTGCGGGTGAACAAGCTCAGTTAGGAAGAGAATCAGCAGAAAGACAGGCTCAAGCAGGAAGAGAATTTGAAAGGGAACAATCACAACTTGGAAGAAGTTTTGCGGGGGAACAGGCGCAATTAGAAAGAGGGTTTACAGGTGAGCAAGCTCGAGCAGGAAGAGAATTTGTGGGTGAACAAGCTCAGTTAGGCAGGGAATTTACATCGGAACAACAACAAGTTATACAACAATTTCAAGCATCACAAGCAGAACTTGGAAGGGAATTCACATCAGATGAGGCAGATAGAGCAAGAGATTTTGTTTCTTCTGAAGCAGTAGCCGGTAGAGATTTTTCTGCAACTCAAACTCAATTGGCACAACAATTTCAATCAGAAGAAAATGCGCTTGGACGTACATTTAGCTCAGATGAAGCAGAAAGACAGCGTAATTTCGGTCTAACAGCTCAGGAGATTGCCAATGATTTTGCTAGAGAAGAAAATGCGCTTGGACGTACATTTAGCTCAGATGAAGCAGAAAGACAGCGTAATTTCGGTCTAACAACTCAGGAGATTGCCAATGATTTTGCTAGAGAAGAAAATGCGCTTGGACGTACATTTAGCTTAGATGAAGCAGAAAGACAGCGTAATTTCGGTCTAACAACTCAGGAGATTGCCAATGATTTTGCTAGAGAAGAATCTTTATTTAATAGAACATTTAATTCAGATGAGGCAGAAAAGCAAAGAGAGTTTCAAACAGCATTCCAAGAAGCAGGATTTGAGTTTGAAACTGATCAGAGAGCATTGGATCGTCAAGATCAAATTAATGAAAATGCACTACAATTAGCTTTATCAGGAAATTTGTCAGGTGATGAAATAGATAATTTGTTTGAGGAAACATTTGGTGAAGGAGTGACGTTTACTACTCAGGACGAGCAAGACATGCAAAGAGTAGCTACTGCATCCGGATTATCAGTAGATGAATATTTAGAAATGAGGCAAGTTATAGGTCAGGGGCAATTACGAGATGTATTAGAAAATCCCCAGGATTACATCACATCTCCTGGATCGTTAAGAGATTTCCAATTACAACTTGCTCAAATGCAAGCGGACGCACAGGTTGAAATAGCAGAAGAAGAATCTGATACGGGAGTAAGTGTGTTGTGTACTGAATTACACAATCAGGGATTATTGCCAACTGATATTTATAAAGCCGATTCTTTATATGCAAAACAAATATTACCATCAGTTATTCGTGGTTATCATTTATGGGGTATACCATTGGCTAAATTAATGAAAAAATCACGAACTTTGACAATATTTTTACAACCTTTAATATCTTCATGGGCGCATCATATGGCATTTAAGATGGGTGTTTGCAATGAACCTAATTTAGTTGGTTATTTATTGGAATCATTTGGAGTTCCTATATGTAGGATTATCGGGAATATCACAGTTAAAAAAGGAGTGGCAAATGGCTAGATTACAGGATTTATTATCGCAGAGTGTTACTCAAACTTTAGGATTAAACGATATTCTTTCTCAAAAAGAACGAGAAGCACAGCAACTTGGTCAAGTTTCAGCACTGGAAGGTCAACTAGAAGCTTCCAAAATACGGGGTAGAAGTAGGCGTAGAAGAGGTTTGTTTGAAACAGCAGGCACGCTATTAGGTGCAGGTGCAGGTGCAGGTGCAGGATTTGCTATTGGAGGTCCGGCAGGAGCAGGGTTGGGAGCTAAAATATCGGGCGGTCTTA